CACGCCGATAGGAGGATATATTTGTTAAACAAAATTTGGAAAAAATGCAAGCATATATTTACTACACTATTACAGCACCGTCCTATTCCACAGCGATATGATATGCATAATATCACAGAATGGGATAGTCTCAAATGAATATAGTGTTTGTAGTGCAATATAGGGAACATGCATATCTGTATATTGATCAAGTATATTGTGTCACGGAGACAGAGGAAGATGCCATCATAGCCTGTGAGATATTGAATGGGCTGGATGAGGTAGCTACTTCTGGCTATGAGAAGGTTGATTATGTAACATATGGAGATTTTGTGGAAAAGGATTAAGTATGAGTAGAGCAGAAAGGAAGCATAATAAGAATGCCTCAGAAAAAGAATTGATGAAGTTATACCGAAGACAGAATTATTTATACAGAGAAATGGGGAAATTAGGGTATAGGGAATTAGAGATTCCAATAAGACATGGATATGAAAAAAGATATGTTTTAAGAAGTGATATTGCCAGAAGCAAAAAAGCACATTTTCTAAATAGTATTCTATCCTTGGTTAATAACCCTATTCATAGTGGAAGTAAAAAATTTCTAAATAAAGACTATGAAACAAAGAAATATATCCCTATGGAGCATAAATTAGGGTATATTTCTAAAAAAGAGTATGGGCTTCTTACCCCGAAAAAGCAATCTTATTTTAATGAATATTATAATAGGGGTTGGAAAGTGAACTATGTATTTGTAGGGTACACTTTAAATCTCCCTATGTGGATGTTCTCTACGAAGATCAAATCACATTATATTTATAGAGTTAAAATAACAGATGATGAGATGCAGGATGAATATGATGAAATACGCAATTACTTCTCTACTAATAACCTCTGGATAAAAATAGACCATGTTTTAGGTATCAGTCAGAATTATGATGATTGGTGGGTGACGGGAAGAATAGCTAAGGATAGGGATCTGCGAATAGAAGCAGATAAGGAAATTGTAGAAGCTTATTACTCATATATTAGTCATAATAGGGAAAATTAAGCATATATGACTAATATATTAGTCATTAAGGAGAGGATATGAAGGTATTTAAAACAGGATTATCATTTAAAAAAGGTTATATAGCAGGGGGTATCTCTATGGTGTTGATTATTATGATAGTTCGATTTTTTTTACTAATGGTTTGAGTTTTATTATTAAGGAGATATATAATGGAAGATTATAAAGAATGGGGGTTTGGTAGAGCAATGACTTACGTTGGATATGATGAAAGAGAATACAGTAAATGGAATGAAGGTACTGGCTCTAAGCTATGGATAAATAGAGAGAAGTTTAACCCTATAATCTAACTATACACTTGTGTGCCCCATACTCAAACTATATGATATAATAAATTATATAGTTTGAACAGGAGGCACACAAGTGTCAGAAGAAGATAATAAAGAAGAACTCACCACAAATCAAAAGAAATCTCAGGCTCAGCGAAAGAGATGGGATAGGAATGCAGAGATAACCACTGGGAAACACTCTGATAGAAGATCCAAACGATATGACTTCAAATGTTTTGAGGGAATTAGATTATCTGCCATGCAAAAAGAGTTTGTGGTGCGGTTCATGGACCCCCCATATAATGGAATTAGAAAGAATCGCTACAAAGCATATTTGGAAGCAGGATTTACAGCATCTAATGATAATAGCTTAAAAGCAAATTGTACGGCAGCCTTAAATAAAAGCAATATCAAGGAAGCAATCCTAGCATATCAGAAGTACGCACTTCAAAATTTAAAAATAGAAGCAACCTCACAAAACGTTGATGCCCTGCGATTAAGAGCCACATATTCAGTGTCTGACTTTTATGAGACAGATGGCACTCCAAAACCTTTAGATAAAATATCTCCAGAAATGCTAGTCGTTATAGATGATATAGATGTTGATTGGAAATTATCTAATAAGGCTGAAAAGAAAATAATTAAATACACGCTGGCTAATCGTGAGAAAGCTATGAAGTCTTTACAAGAAATACTAGGTATTATGAAGACTATGGAGACTATGGAGATCAGTGTGCCGGTTAGTAGTGGCAAGAATGCTATTGAAAATATAGGACAGAACAAGGATGCAGGTCCTAGAATCTCCATGAATATCACAGTAGGCAATCCTGCGAAGAAGGATTCTGATGGCTAAGAAAGATTTAAGGAAAGCAAATAATATTCAAGATGTCAACTTTGACTTTAATTTATCTGAGAAACAATATGAAGCATTAGTTTCAATTGCAACAGAATTATTTTTTGGTGGAGCAAAAGGAGCTGGCAAAGATCAGGCTTTAGATACATTATTTTTAACTCCAACTGGGTTTAAAAAAAATATAGAATTAAATGTCGGAGATAGAATATGTAACCCTGATGGATCAATATCTAAAATACTACAAACACATCCAATTGAGAAAAAGAAAAAATATGTTTTACATTTCCGAGATGGGAGAAAAGCAGAATGCGGTGCAGATCATATTTGGTATGGGGCAAGAAAACATAACAAGTATCAGAGTTCTTGGAACGAAACAGGATGCACAAAAACAGCTAAAGAGATATATGCAATAACTAAAAGAGAAAAATTGAAATCTAAAAGAGAATGGTTCCGAATACCATTACCAAATCCTGTTAAATTTGATAACATTTATCAAAATAACAGAACAATTGAACCTTATTTGTTGGGAGTACTACTTGGAGACGGTTGTATTACAGGAAATAACCAAACTAAAATTTCTACAGTAGATCAAGTGCATATGCTATCACAATTTTCTGAATATAACTTTAGAATTGTAGACTTCTCTAAATATAATCTTGAAAAAAACAAAAACTTATTTGATTTATTTTTTACTGGGACACAGTGGAAAACTTTAGATAAGAATCTCAATAAATTAGGATTATTAGGAACCAGAAGTGCTACTAAGTTTATTCCAGAAGAATATAAAATTGCACCCAAAGAAGTCAGGTTAGCTGTGTTACAAGGATTATTAGATACGGATGGAAGTGTAGATTGTAGTACTAGAAATGTAAGATACAGTTCTACATCCTTTCAATTAGCAGAAGATGTTGCTTGGTTGGCTAGAAGTTTAGGCTTTTACGCTTCTGTACAAATAAAAAAAGCAAGAGATAAAGTAGAAAAAGATGGCACAATATACCATTGCAAAGAAGGAAGAATAGTTTTTATACGAACATATAATGATTCACAATTATTCAGACTGGAAAGACATAAAGACAAAGTAAAATCTGGAGTAGTAAGACCATTAGGATTATCCGTTGTAGATGTTACAATAGAAGAAGAAGTTGAGATGAGATGTATTTCAGTAGACAATCCCAACGGTTTGTACATCACTGAAGAGTTCATAGTTACACATAATTCACATCTTATCAGATATGCTTCTATATTATATTGTCTGGCAGTACCAGGACTTCAGGTATACCTATTTAGACGAACCAGTAAACAAGTTAGATCTAACCATCTATATGGATCTACTGGATATCTTAGTGTGCTCAAGCCATTTATAGATGCCGGAGTTGTAGATATAAATCAATCAGATAATAGAATAGACGTTTTTCATGAGGGAAAAGCAACATCTTCTATATTTCTCAGGCATCTGCAACATGAATCAGATGTTGAGATATATAGGGGCTGTGAAATCCATTTTTTAATAATGGATGAGCTTACACATTTTACTTCTTATCAGTATAAGACTCTTAGAAGTTGTGTACGTTTAGGTTTGAAGATTGACTATACAGAATTACAGAAAATGTATCCTTTTATGGTAGAAGGATTTTTTCCGAGGATATTGTGTGCATCAAATCCAGGATCTGCTGGACATTCATGGGTTAAAGCAAGTTGGATTGATAGACTTGTTCCAAATGTTATAGAGAGGATGCCTGACGAGGACGGAGGCATGTTACGGCAGTTCATCCCTGCTAAACTTGAAGACAATTACCATCTTATGGAAAGTGATCCATCATATAAGGCAAAACTTATAGGTGTAGGTGGAGATGCTTCTAAGGCTATGCTCGATGGAAATTGGGAGATTGCAAGTGGATCTGCATTGGCAGATTGTTGGGATAAACGGTTTAACGTGATGCCACCATTTGATATACCTTCAAGTTGGGTAATAGATAGAGGTTTTGACTGGGGATCAGCCAAACCTTTCGCTTGCTGTTATTTCGCTGAAGCATCAGGATCTACTGCTACTCTTCATAATGGTAAGACATTCACTCCACCAGAGGGGACAATATTTATGATTGGGGAACTGTATGGAAACAATCCGGCAGATTCAGACCCAGACACGGGAGGCAAGTTATCTGCCAGACAGATAGGAGCTAGGATAAAAGAATATGAGGGATCTGTAGAATGGGGGCATAGAGTAAGGGCAGGAGCAGGAGATGGTCAGATATTTGAGGCAAATAGAGCAGGAACAGAGGAATGCATAAATGATAATCTACTGAAAGGATATAATCTGGAAATAGTAGAAGGTGATCATGCTTCTTACATTAACCAATATACTGAGGAATTGTTCACAAGAGCAGATAAATCAAAAGGATCTCGCAAAAAAGGATTGGAGCTTTTACGCTCTTATCTAATAGATGCTCACTGGCAAGAAATAATTAGTGATACTCCTGAGAAGAATGAGTTTATACCACCGGAGGAAGCAGGATTGGTATTTTTTGAAAATTGCAAGAATGCTATAAGAACTCTTCCTACTATTCCAAGAGATGAGCATGATCCAGAAGATGTGAATACAGAAGCACCCGATCATATATATGATGTTGTTAGATACCGTCTGGCATCTAATAGACCAAAATTTACAAGGCTAACCCTATTAGGGGTGTAGTAAAGGACAAAATATGGGATTAGAAAATTTACTAAACCACCCCTTAGTGGGAATAAAAGAAAGAGGACAGATTTTAAATTTCTCTGTTAACACTATGCATCCAGAATATACAGAATGGACACCTATTTGGAAAAAATGTAGAGATGCAAGAATAGGGCAGCGTGCAATAAAAAGTGCAGGGATAACTTATCTCCAAAAAATGAATGGGCAAAGCCCACAGGAGTATGAGAACTATAAAGAGAGAGCACAATGGTATGGTGCTACTGGACGTACTGTAGAAAGCTACTTAGGTATGATATACAGAAAAGAACCACACATTGTAATTAAAGAGAGTAAAAGTTCTACGAATGTAGTTGAAAAAGAACTTTTTGATAAAGATGTTTACTACTCATTGACATCCTCCAAAGGGAAATCTTTCAGTTCTTTATCTAGAGATGTAGTGGAAGAGCTTATTGTGGTAAATAGAGTAGGAATGCTAATAGATTATCCTTCCATAGATCCAATGTTATTAGAGGGTATGAGTAAATTTGATTCTGAAAAGATGAACTACAAGCCATTGCTTTCTATGTATAAGACAGAAAGTATTATAAACTGGCACTATGAGTATATTAATAATATCCCTATTCCTGTACTATTTGTTCTTAAAGAAGAAATATACGATACTGCTTCTATGGGAGCACTATCACCTACAAAAGTAGATTCTTATAGAGTATTATTCTTAGAACCGTATTTCCCAGAAGATGGGGTATTAAGAGGAAGATATAAAGAAATGTCTTTCATCGAAACAACTATTAAGGAGAGAGGTGTAGAGATTTTAGTTTCTTCAGCAACTAATATTGGGTATCCACAAAAAGATGGGGAATATATTGACCATATCCCGTTCTATATTATGACAGATACTGGTATAGAATTCACAGAAATAAAAGACAGTATGATATATGACTTATCTGAAACTAATATTGGACACTATCGTAATAGTGCTGATTGGGAGAATGAACTTCACATTGTTGGTGCTAAGACTGCTATATTTCCAGGTTGGGATAAGAAGACTAATGGTAATCCTGTACTGGGAGGGGCACTTGCTTGTTCTAAAGGTTGTGAGCCTTATATGTTGGAAGCTTCCTCAGACAGTGGTAATCAAAAAGAAATGGATGCTAAGGAAATGCGAATGAGTGTTTTAGGTGCTGAGAGGATATCCCAGAAAGGACGATATATGCCTTCTACCGAGACAGCTAAATTAAATACTTCCAGTGAAGCATCTACATTGACGGGTATGGCTACATTTGCCAGTGAAGCATTCTCTGAAATATTAACAGAGCAATTACAATGGGATAAGAATAATGATTATGTTGTAGATTTGACATTAAATACGGATTATTATCTCGATGATATTTCTGGAGATGAGTTACTTAAATGGATGGATGCGTACCAAAGAGGTGGTATTTCTTATGATATTTATTATTATAATTTAGAGAAAAAAGAAGCTTTTCCTCCTGAATGGGATAAGGAGAAAGAATTGGCATCTTTAGAAGAATCACTTGAAAGACAAACAAATCTTCAGGATGAAAAATTCATATCATTATCTGAAAGACTAGCAGAATTGGAAGATGTAAATTCCACAATTACAACTACCTCTACTGGAAATACTATGATGTCACTTTCTACAGCAGAAAAAGGGGCTGGTCAATCTACCAGTGTAGAATTGGATACTTCTAAACAGCGTAACAATGAGACTTCTGGAACTGGTGGAGCAACACCTATAGAAACAGAAGAAATTGAAGAATAAAAGTAGTTGACAGATAACTAAAATCATGATATAATTAGCGTATATAAAAATAAAAAACCACCTCTTCTAATACAATAGGATTGGTGGTCTTATCTATCTAGTCAAAATAGGAGAAAACAATGCCAGTACAACGAAGTACCTCAAATGGAAAACCCTGTTATAAATGGGGATCTCAAGGAAGATGTTACACATATACAGCAGGAGATGAAGAAAGTAGAAAAAGAGCCAAAGCTAAAGCAGAAGCACAAGGAAGGGCTGTACATGCTAGTAAATGAAGAAGAAAGAAGCAGAATTGATAAGGAATTTTTTGACAGCATTGTAATAGCTGAATTATCTTGTGTAAAACTTGATGAAAAAGAAAAGATATCAAATTTAGATTTTAAGCCAGAAGATCTAAATTACTTCTCATACACATTTCTAAAATAAAATCAAAAAGAGGACTCCTATGTCAACAGCAACAAATCAATTGCAGGATCTATCTGTAAATAATCAGCATTTAATTGAGCAACATAAAAATGAAATTATTTCTACAATGCTGATCTTTTTTAAGCATATGGAAAAACTAATAAATAAGGAAATAAAAGCATCATTTGATGATACAAAAACAATAGTGGATAAGAATGCATTAAAAAGGAGATTAAATGTAATTCAGGAAAGGGAATTAAATAAGATACAAAAACAGATAACAAAGGATGTACATAAATTTTTAGGATCACAGGCAAAGAACTATGAAAAACAATTGAAAGGTGTCTTGAAAGACGTTTCTAAATATATAAAAGTGCATAGTATTAGTGAGAAAGCTTTGAAACATAATTATGATAAAGAGCCTATTGTTATGGAAAAAGGATCATACAATACACTTGCTTCTTTATGGGCCACTTTCTTTCTGAGTGTAAGAACCAATTTAAATCAGAACACAGAATCTGCATATAAGTTAAAGAAAACTACCAGAGAGTATACTAGTGATTTAAATAGAGGCTATAAAATTAGTGAAAATAGTTTGAATGGGATTATAGCCGTATATATACAACAGGCAGTTGGAAGTGCAGCCAAATCTGTTAATGGTGTAAATGAAGAGTTCATTCGTGGGTATTCATGGAGTTCCGTACTTGACAGTAAAACGAGTGATTTTTGTATTTCTCACGCATATAGATTTTGGATTTATAATCACCCTGAATTGAGTACATTAGAAGCAGAGATTTACAGCCCTGCCCATTTCCGTTGCCGTGCCAGTAACCCCCCAATAATAAAATCATATAGAGAATTAGGAATATCTGCCAGTGAATTAACAACATCTCAGAAATCACTATTGGCAAATAGTAAAACAGAGACATTGACCTACAATCAGTTTTTTGAAAGACAGACGGAGAGTGTGAAGAAGGAAATATTAGGAGTTGTGAGATATAATGCATACCAACAAGGAAACTTAGATGTTTCTGCGTTCTATACAAGAGATGGAAGAAAACTCACATTAAAACAACTAGAAAAAAAGAATATTCAGATAGCAGATGAATACTTGAGATATGTCAATTAAAGAAAAGAGGGAAAATAGTGGAAAATGATGTAAATAACTATAAAATAAACATTCCAGAACAGAGTGAGTGGGTCTGTTATATGTTTGGGAATAAACCTGATGGGATGGGGATGCGTTATATACCTTCTGTCGGGAATGTCCCAAATGTGTTTGTTAGGTTTATGATGAGAATATGTTTTGGATGTACTTGGATAAAGGAGAATAAATGACAGTAACAGAATGGTTATTAGAGAAACAGCCTAATCCAATTGGAAGTGACAATTTTTATGGGTGAGGCAGTGGTAGAGCAATTTGATACATTTACTGTAGATATTCCCCTTCTATCAAAAACACATAAATCCTATTATAAGGCATATATGTTTTTAAAGACGGGACTATTATATTGCACTAAATGTGGAGAATTGCTAGAGTTTGATAAATTTGGCAGTAAGAAAGAATGTATCCCATTCTACAAAAGAAGTCAATGTCTTGACTGTGAGAATAAGACCAGAGGTTTCTCATACAGAAATGAAAGTCTGACCTCTAAAAGATATGCTAATGATGGGATACCAAATACATTATTTAATGATTTTGAAGTTTTGCATCAAGATGATGCAAAACACCTACCAAAAAGCCAAAAGACATACTACAGATTGTACATGTTTTTAAAAGAAAAACTTTTATACTGTGGTAAATGCAATAAACTGTTAGATATAGATAAGTTTCGATTAGATGACAAAAAAGTATTATTTGGTAGGAGAACTTATTGTCATGCTTGTGAGCTTAAATACTCTAGAAGTACGAATGTTAAGGAAAAGCGTTCAAATAACCATAAGCTAAAGTATGTAGAAAATAGAGATCACATTTTAGAATATCAGGAAGAATATCGACAGAATAATAAAGAGAAGATATCTAAAAGGAATAAGAAATATAGAAAAGAAAATAAAGATAAAATAAAAGAATGGCAATCGGAATACTATAATGAGAATAGAGATGAGAGAATTAAATATGTTATTGGGTATACAAAGAAAAGAAGAAAGAAAGACCCATATTTCCGAATGAAATTGATTTATAGGAAACAATTGTGGAGAGTGTTTGCTGGAGAGGAAAGAGAAATAAGATCAAAGGAACTGTTAGGGTGCAGTTACGAGGAGTTTTTAGAGTACTTGGAACTCCCAGAAGGGAAAGAGTATACAGACTTTGAATTAGACCACGTAATACCCATAGAAGCCTTTAACATTTGTGAGGATAGTGAGAAAATTTTATGTTCTCATTACACAAACTTTCAATTATTATCTAAACGGGATAACAGAAGTAAGAGTGATTTCTGGGAAGGAATAAGGTGGAGAGATGTAAGTCCAGAAGATAAGAAAAGTGCAAGATTAGAAATATTAAACAAAATAAAAAGGGGAGCTATTAACAATGACAAGAATCCAGTGGTTGCTAGGTAATATACCAAATCCAACAGAATCTTCAGATTTCTACTATTTGATGGATGATTTCTCAGCAGAGTTTGGGGAAACTCCCATTGATAATTTCAAGAGATACGCCAGAAAAGCTATGGGAGAATACAGAGATCAAACATCTCCAGAAAACACACTAACAACAGAAATTACAGATAATGGGTTAGAAGTAAAATTAAAATCGTTTGGGATAACTACAGAAGAAGGAATCAGGAAACAAGCAGGATTATCCGTAGAAGAATGGGATTGTTCTGCTTTCAGGGTAAAATCCTCCCAGAATGAACAGAACCCTTGGCATTCAGTTAATGCTGAATTCCGAAAGAAGAAGGAGCTTGCATTTCCCCTAATTCAGCAAGCAGAAGTTAAGATAGAGCAATATGAAAATGTTGCTAGAAAACCATCAGACACAACAGTAAATGTATCTGATCTCCATGCACCGATGCATGATGAGAAAGCTATGGATATCTCTATACAGGTTATGAAAGACCTATATCCTTCAACCGTAGTTATAAACGGAGATGCATTAGATCTTACTGATTTCTCTGATAAGTTTTTAGCGTCTTTGGAATGCCGAAATCAAACACAGAAGGGAATCAATGCCGTTGCAAAGTATATTGGGCAGATAAGACAGGTTTGCCCAGAAGCTAAAATAGTATTTATGGAAGGGAATCATTCAAATAGAATGAGAAAAGTAATCCTTAAAAATGTAGCAGGAGCTATAGGATTAAAGAGAGCTGATAATCTTGATGGATATGAAGCCCTTTCCGTACCAAATCTTCTTTGTTTAGATACGCTAGATGTAGAATGGCAACCATATCCTGAAGGTGAGTATTGGGTTAATGAGAATTTAAGATTTCATCATGGAGAGAAATTAAACTTAAACAATATAGCTAATGAAAGTTTTGTAAACCAAGTAATGGGGCATAATCACAAGCATCTCATGGTAAGTAGGACAAAGCATATATACAATGGCAGGAAGCAGATATGGGTAGCTTCCTTCGGATGTATGTGTATGATGGATGGGAGTGTTCCTTCAGTAAGTAGCCATTCTGATTGGCAGAGTGGCTTTGGGGTTGTGTATCATACAGGAACTACTTGCCAGCCTATCCCTATTTACATCGAAGATGGGAAAGCTTTATTTGAAGGCAAGGTTTATGAGGCTAGAATTTAAATATACCCTATAAGGTATAAAAGGAGAATATACCCCATAGGGTATAGGATGGAACATCCACAAGGTCAGTACAAGTTGTTTCTTTT